GAGAATCCATCTAAACCAGATGATGCCGTGGGAAGGCCTGATGGTGCGAAAGATTTAGTTTATGCAGTTGGCACAAATGTTAAATATGGTCCCGCGATAGAGCATGGAACGTCAAAAAGGGCAGCTACGCCGTATCTTTTTCCCGCTTATTTCATGTATGAAGGAGAGACAATCCTGGCGATTGCGGCAATTATGAAAATGGACGTGACGTTAAGATGATAAATTTATTTAAAGTTTTTATACCCGAATCAGTAGATAAACCCCTGCTCGATGTTTTACATTCGGGCTATATAGGACAGGGAACTAAGGTAGATAAGCTTGAGGACAAAATTGCTGATTATCTCAATATGGCACACAATAAGCATATCGTTACTGTAAATTCTGGCACTACAGGGCTTCACCTGGCCCTTAAATTAGCCAATATAAGGCGAGGGGATGAAATAGTCAGCACCCCAATGACTTGTTTTGCCACGAATGCACCTATTTTACATAGCGGGGCAAAGATAGTCTGGGCTGACGTAAATCCCAGCGATGGCAATATTGACCCGAATGACATTGAGCATTTAATCACCTCAAAGACAAAGGCTATAATGATTGTGGATTGGGGTGGCAATCCCTGTTCTTATGATGAGATAAATAGCATTGCTAAGAGGCATGGCCTTTTGGTTATAGAGGATGCTGCACAAGCTTTAGGGGCTGAATATAACGGGGCAAAGATAGGCGCTTTTTCTGATTTCACAGAGTTTAGCCTACAGGCAATTAAGACAATAACCTCAATCGACGGGGGTATATTAGTATGCAAAAGCGAAAAGAATCATGACCGAGGAGTTCTCCTGCGGTGGTATGGCATGGATAGAACAAAAAGTAGAGAAATGAGATGTGCAGCAGACGTACCTGAAGCCGGATTTAAGTGGCATATGCACGATATATCAGCGATTGTTGGGGTCGAGAGCCTTAAATATATTGATGACAACCTCAGAAGGCATAGAGAAAATGCTAATTTTTATGACATGGAACTTCAGAGCCGGAACATAACAGTATGTAAGCCATTAAAGAGAAGTAAAGAGAAATTAAGTAGCTACTGGCTTTATACTTTGTTGGCCGATAACAGAGACGAGTTTACAGAGTTCATGACGAAACGCGGGGTTCACGTAAGCCGGGCGCATGCAAGGAATGATAATTATAGCTGTTTGAAGAGATTTAGAAAAAGGAAATTACCTGGAGTTGATTATTTTGATGCTCATCAAATAAATATTCCTGTTGGCTGGTGGGTAACGCCAGAGGATAGGGAGCAAATAATGAATGCTATAGAGGAGTGGAATAATGTTTCATTATAATGGGATCGGGCTGAGGCTGGTCGAAGAGAAGGATTTAGAAGAGATGCGGGCATTGAGAAACTCTCAATCAACATGGCTGTGGCTTACGGATGTAAAACAGATCAGTAAAATCCAGCAAAAACAGTGGTATGATAATTTATCATTAGACAATAGCATAGAATATTATGCGATTGTTGAGGTTAAGCATGATTTTCCAATTCAATTTGAAGGGGATTTTTTGGGTATTGCCCGGATAACAAATATTGATTTAGTGAACAGATCGGCAATGATAGGCCTTGATATAAGGCCGAATTTCAGAGGGCAGGGGCTTGGGACTAAAGCATTCGGGGCAATATTAGAATACTATTTCCAACACAGGCATTCTCACCGATTACATCTTATGGTTTTAGAGAAGAATGAGGTGGCAAAAAAACTATATACAACCGCTGGCTTTAAGGAAGAAGGCCGGCAAAGAGATGCAATCTGGAGAAATGGCCGCTGGAATAATTATATTGCTATGTCGATGCTAGAGGGGGAGTATAGAAAATGAAGCCCTGCAGCGTCCTGATTCCAAACCGCTGGACGGAAGATGCCATAGTGCTTACGGTGGAATCTATTTTAAAGCGGACTAATTATCCGGATTATAAGATAGTGGTATGCGATAACTCAGGGGGCAAAGGCAAAGCAAATCGGCTTGATTATTTGAAGGATATGGAAAAGCTAGGGCATTTAAAGCTTATAGAAAATGTTATCATAGCTAATCCAGATGGGAAAATACCCTATGGACATGGCGAGAATTTGAAGGTTTTGCTTAAAGCCTGCGACACGCCCCTGGCTATGCTTTTATCATCCGGCTGCGAGATAAAAGACCCGAACTGGCTTTCCATGTTAATTGATCTACTGAAGACTGATAAAGACTTAGGCGTTGCAAAAACCAGGAAAGCGGAGAACCATTTCAATAACTGCTGGTCAGCTAATAGATATATCCCTAATTGGATGCTTTTGGATATGGATATCTACCGAGATTTTGGTAATCCAGATGAGGATTTGGAGCTAAGGCGCGTACCATATACCGAATATGAGCATAAGGAGATTTTTGACGGCATGATTACGCCGGCACATCCTGACCCAGATCCACTGCAAGTATTTTTAGATACAGGCTGGAGGCTATGGGATAGGATGCAGTACGAGAATCCCGAGGGCTACCGCATGATAGATCTGCCTCGTTATTTTCCCTGGCGGACTATTAATTGGTTCGGAGGCATGGACAGGAATTCAAGCCGCCCTGAGCATCCTTATGTCGTCAAGACAAGGGCGGGGATTAAGCATAGCTTAGAAATATTGAGGAGAACATGAAAACCTGTAGCATCCTGATTAGCAATTACAATTCATTTGAGACTATCCAGCTCTGCATAGAGAGCATAAGAAAGTACACTGACTATCCCCATAAGATAGTCGTTTATGACGACTGCTCGACAAACGAAATGGATGTCGCCTATCTAAATGAAGCCAAAAAAAATGAGTGGATACAGCCGATATTCGGGAACAAAAGGTTGAATCACGGAGGCGCAATCAACACGCTTCTCAATCATTGCGATACTGACTTGGCTATGATTCTTGATAACGATATCCAGATATTAAAAGCAGGCTGGCTAGAGGAGATGGTGAATTTAGTAGGAAGTAAGGAATTGTGTTTCTGTGGGATAGAGCATAATTATCCCTCTGGACGGCCATCATTGCCAGACTGGATGCAAACGTGGTTTATTATGATAAACATGAGGGCATATCGGGACGGCATGGAAGTTGATTGGAGACGAGGCTATAAAAATGGAATCATGCTACCAGTAGGCGGGAGGCTATGGCTAAAGGCTGGGGATGATAACCCTAAGGGATATAGATTTGTTAGTTCTATACCAGAATCTATCACCTCGAAATTTCATCATTTCTGTCACATCTCAAGTATCGCCACAGAAAGCCCTGATGACGAAGAGCGACTGATAACGGCCAGGAAAAAGAAGCTGGCTGAGGTGAAAACCGCGTTACAAAAATTAAGGAGTAAATAAATGCACTATGAAAACCATCTTTTCTGGGAACGCTGCAAATGGAAATACACGAAATATTTCACTGACCCTAGCAAGGTTATTGAATTTGGAAGTGAATACATAAACGGGACAATACGGGCTTATTTTAGATGCAAGGATTATATCGGAGTGGATTGGAGAGGGAGCTTCTGCGTTGATGACAGACAATTAGCTCATAATGTGAATTATGCACCGGAATCATTTGACACGGTTGTATCTGCCTCAATGTTTGAGCATGACCCCTATTGGAAAAAAAGTATTGTCAAAATGGTTGATGTGATGAAAAAAGACGGCTTATTAGCTATATCATGGGGAGCGGCAAGGAATGGCCCGCACGGAAAGGTTTTTGCGTCAGATGTAGAGTTCCATGCACTCAAGGCAGAGATGATGCTGAAAGAGCTTTATGATTTAGGGATATATACCCATGAGTTTCAATATGAGCGATCTATAATGCCGGATAGAATAAAAAAACTTCGCCCAATGCCCATTGGGTTAGGTGAGGTTGTGATAGTCGGCTTCAAGGACAGGAAATACGCCACAGGAGAGAAGCTGATTGACCCGCTTATAGATGAGGATAGAATATGAAAGAAGTTAGTTTGCTGATATCCAATCGAGATTCATACGAAGCCGTACAACTTTGCATCGAAAGCATCCGGAAATATACCCAATATCCTCATAAAATTATTGTATTTGATGACAGGTCGAAAAATGGGGTTGACCTAGACTACCTAAGAGACGCACAAGAGAAAGGCTGGCTTGAGCTACATGAGAACAATGCCCCATTCCCCCTCACTCATGGAGGATCGCTGAATATGCTTATAAATCAGCTATGCGATACTGACCATGCTATGATTATGGACTGTGATGTGATGATAAAAAAGAGTGGCTGGCTCAAGGATATTATGGACGTAGCCTTGACTGATGAGAACATATTGGCCGTCGTAGACACAAAAGACAAGGGTTATACCTGGAAAGGTTTTAGGACTCCCATTTATCATTTCTGGTTTGGGCTCCTAAATATGCGAGCCTATAACGATGGCATGAGAACGATTTGGATAAATAATGTAGAGGATGCAAGTAAGGAGCCATATAAAAGCCTATTTTCCGACTTAGCGGATGCCTCAAAAAATCCCTATTTTATGTCATTGGTTAAACAAGGCAAGGTGGTTTTAAGTAGATGGGATAAAAATATTGTCTCAAATGACAGCGGCGCACAGCTCTGGCTTAAAGTCACCTATAGCAACCCTAAGAAATATCGGGTCGTGCCTATGCCAAAAGGACTGCATGATAAACATTGCCATTTCGGTCATGCCTCGATTATTGGCACAATGGCTCACTCTGACGAGAAGAGCTATGATGCAGATATGGCAAGGCTAAAATTTGATGAAATTAGAAAAAACTTGGAGGTATTAAGACATGGGTGATCTTACGGTTATTTGCGCTAATATTGACTCCCCTGAATGGCTAGAGCTGCTCATAAAAAGCATACTGAAATACTCTGTTACTGACCCGGAAATAATTGTCATAGATAACGGTTCGCTTGAGGATAATCTGCGCTGGATAAAGTACCAGAAAAACATCAAACTATATGAGGCAAAGACGAATCTCGGCCACGGCGGGGCTATGGACTTGGGGACGCAGATGGCCAAGACCAAGTATGTCTGTTTTCTTGATGTGGACTCTCACATAATGCGAGAGGGCTGGGATAAAGAATTGATACAGATGTATGAAAATTCCCCGGAGATAAAACTAATAGGCTGTATTGGCCCGGAACATAAACCTTTACACCCGCCTCTTTTTTTCTATGAAAGAGATTTTATAATTGACAATAAATTGTCATTTAACTACATCCCAAGTCATCCCAAATCAACAGATACCGCTCAGAAAGTTTATTGGGACATCCTTGATTTAGGTTATAAAGTGATGAGGCTTGAGAAGGGAACAAAAGAATATGGGCTAATAGGCGATGAGATACACCTTGGCAGCAGATCGCTCATATATCACCATTGGTATGGGACGCGGTTTTGCGAGAACAATCCAGAGAGAAAGAAAGAGCAGCTAGACGGCTACACGCTAGAGGATCACTTAAAAAATAAGGAACAATTATTCGAGCAACCGAAAGTAAAAGAGATTCTGGAATACAATATAGATGTCGTTTTTAGGGACTATGAGAAGTGCCGGCGGGAGATGCGGTCTTTGAACGGTTTGCCCTGGATAGAGCCTGGGGCTATTGAATTGCTGGATAAGGTTGTTAATAAAGATTCAATAATCCTAGAGGTTGGCTCTGGAAGCTCAACTATCTGGTTCGCAAGGAAGGCTGACTATGTGCTTTCATTCGAGCATAATGAGCTTTGGCATAACATCGTAAAAGATGAGTTGGATTATTTGAATATAAATAGCGTTGTCCTCAGATTTGAGCCTGATTATCCCAAAAATGGGCTACCTCACATAGATGGTAAGTTTGATATAGTTTTGATAGACGGGCCAACAGAGGGGCGAAACAGCCCGATAGTTACAGGAATCGAACATATAAAGCCTGGGGGCTATTTCATTCTAGATGACGCCCAGCGAGAGGAGCTTTATGCAGAGGGGCTAGCATTGCTTGATAAGCAGGGCTGGCAAAGTTGGGATTTTAATGTGCCTGGATACATAAGGCATACAAGAGTTTGGAAGGTAAGCGAATGAAAATATTTGTGGCAAATACAGGTCGTTGCGGGTCAAAATTCATGGCCTCCGTCTTTGAACTGCTGACTGACATCCCCTCATATCATGAGATGGCGCCATATTGTATCGGAGAGACATTAAAAGATGTAAACAATAATGAGGTTATATCTGAAAATACACGATCTACCTTCCAGCAGAAGATAGCGAAAATAAAGCATTATTCTAAAAATGGCGATTACTTTGAGTCGAATAATATGTTCATAAAGTCATTTATCTGGCCTGTCATGGCTGCCTTTGAAGATGTTTATTGTATCTATCTGCATCGCAATCCTATGGACACCTTCCTCTCACATGCTGATAGGGGTTGGAAATTCGGTTATGATTGGATTCTTCAGTCTCACTGGAAAAAAAACCTGCTCAAAACCAAAAACCCTATGCTCTATTATGAAAATACTATGTGGAACTGGTTTGAGGTGAGAGAGAGATTCTTTCACTGGGAAAATCAATTCACAAAAACTTACGATTTTGACTTCAGGAATCTGAATAATTTGGAGGAATATTATAAACTATTTGAACATTTCGGGATTCCTTATAAAAAGATTGCAAAACTTCCAGAAACAGAAAGAAATGAAAACGTATTAAACAAGCCCGTTACATCCCGTTATGAGAGCTTAATGGAGGAAATAAATAAACATTGGGATAATCCGGGAAAAGAATGGGCTTTCGATTCTGATATAAAAGATATGAAAGCATATGGGGTCAACAAGTGAAGAAAAAACATCTTATTTCAGTTGTCATCCCGTTGAAGAACACTAAAGAAAATCATCGAGGAACAAAGCGCCTTCAAGATTGCCTTAATAGCCTAAAAAATCAGACTGTCCCTTGTGAGCAAATCGATATTATCGTAACTGATATTGACAGCGATCCGTATTATAAAGGGAAACATAAAGAGATATGCAAGAAATATAAAATCAAATATATATTCACAAAAACAGATGGTGTCTGGAATATATCGAGAGCCAGGAATATCGGCATAAGGAATGCACAGGCAGAATTCATTATGACAACGGATGTAGATTGTGTCTTTGCCCCTGATTTTATTGAGACTGTTTTGCAACATACAACAGAAGATAAAATAATCCATTGCAGGATTAGTGACCTACCGAAAGATTATGAAGGCAAGCTGGATGATTTTCTCTGGATGAATAAAACTTCCACTCTGCGACCTCCATATGGTTACGGCGGCTGTCAGGTTTTCTCAAGAAAATGGGCGTTTAAAGTGCATGGATTTGATGAGGCATATTCAGTCTGGGGCGCGGATGATACGGATTTCTATTTGCGTGCTACACAAGATGGATTGAAAAGCATCTGGATAGAGCGGGAGGCTTCATTTTTTCATCAGCATCACGAGACGGAAAACAATGATAAAAATAGAGCTTATGTTAGCGAAAATAGGCTCCGGCTCAAACTGGTGGAAATGGGGAAGATGCCGATTATAAGAAACGAAACAGGCTGGGGTGGAAAAGGATCAATAGCGGTTCATTCAAAAACGACAAAGGGAATTTTAAATAACGTGGCTATATTGATAACGACATTCATGAGGGACGCTGCGCTTTTCGCTTGTGTTAAATCTATACGAAAATATTATCCTGACATAACAATATTTGTAGGGGATAACGGGGAAGCTAATCGGAAAAAGACAGAATTTTTGAATAAATATAAATGTGCCTACGTAAAGGCTCCTTTCGATTGTGGTGTTGGGGAGACAAGGAACAAAGTTTTTAAAAAAATACCAAAGCGATATAAACACATCATGATATGTGAAGATGATATCATTTTTACAGCAAGCACAATGTTGGGTAATTGGGTGTCTATTTTGGAGGGAAAAGATGAGATTGGGATAGTTGGGGGAAAACTCAATAAACATCATGCTAATCTATTGATCGACATGAATTACGAGGCATGGCTTTATGCTGACAAAGCGGCTCTTTATATAGAGCGAATAAAGGAATTTAAATGGGAATTGGATGTTGGCGCAAGATATGTATATTGCGATATTGTTCTAAATGTTTTTATGATGAGGCGGGAGGTCTGGGATAGTCAGGGGTGGGATCCGAAAATCAAGACCTGGCCGGAACATGAGGATTTCTTTTTTTCAGTTAAAAAAAATACGGATTGGAAAGTGGCCTACACAGATACCGTCAGCATGACTCATGAGGCTGTGACTTATGACCGAAAATATGCAAAATATCGCATGAGAACAGACGGCTTAAAAGTATTCTCTGAAAAATGGGGAATAGAATATATCTGGAACTCCTGGCACAAAAGCTGGGGCAAACCGAATCCACTGAGAATAGGCTTTCTTGTCCCTGCTGGCAAAAAACCAAAGCTGAGGCTATTAGAGGATAAGAGTGAGATTGCTGTGGGAATAAAAACATTCTTGCGGGAAGCGACTCTGTTTAAAGCGCTTGATGCTATAGAAAAGTATTTGCAGCTCCCTCATAGGCTTTATATAGCTGATGATGGGGAGGCCTCTGTTAAGAAAGAATATAGATATCAACAGCTTGAGAATAAAGGGCATGAAATAATCAAATTGCCTTTCAACAGTGGAATCTCCGTAGGGAGAAACGAGGTTATAAAAAAAGCGATAGAAGATTATATCTTAATTATGGATGACGACATAGCGCTCCAAGATTCCACATCTATTATAAAAATGAAGAACATCCTGGATGCAAACGATGATATAGGCATTTGCTCTGGAATGCTTTTTTCAGAAAATGGCGATTATATGGCAAGCGAAAAATATCAGAAAGGATTGCGCTTTGAGATTGACAGAGGAATGTTGCTTAGACATCCAAGCATAAACAAGATACACAAAGTAGGCGATGCTTTCTATGTTTATGCTGATCAGGTTGTTAATTTTTTCCTTGCAAAAAGAGCTGTTTTTGATGATATCACATGGGACAATAGAATTAAGGTTGAGTGGGAACACCTGGATTTCTTTTTAAGGCTGAAGGAAACAAAATGGAAAGTAGCGAGCTGCATTAATTCTAAAGCGACTCACTTAAATTCATTGCATGACCCGAATTATAATTATTATAGACGGTCATCATCAAGCAATTATTTTAATAATAAACACGGAATACATAGGGTAATAAATAGGTTCTAACTATGCCAACAAGAAAATTAGGATTTTCAGCGCTTTTAACAGCAGTATATTCACGACTAACGACGGACATCCCTACTTATGCGTTCTATAATCATGTGCCGAAAAATACGGCTTATCCTTATCATGCCATTGGAAGAGTAATGGGAGTGCGGTCGGCAGAGTATGAGACCAGAGACACTGAGGCCGAGGATAACGCTTTCCAAATTGACAGCTGGGTTGATCAGACTTCTGGCTTAGGTGATAAAGCCTGTGCTGATATGCAGAACGCTATTATACAGAGCTTAACCGCATCTGCATTGTCTATAACGGGCTATAACTCTATACATTTTTATCTGGATTATGCGGAGATTATGATTGATCCGGAGAATCCGGAATTATTGCTTCGTCATGGAGTTTTGCGGTTTCGCATTGATATGTCACCAACGAGTTGAAAAATGAGATTATATCATAATAAAAATTGGTTACATCAAAAATATGTAGAGGAAAAATTGTCTACGATAGAAATTGCAAAAATCTGTGGAGTTTATAATCAATCGCAAATTTGTAAATGGTTAAAAAAACATAATATAAAAGCAAGGAGCCGGAAAGAAGCACAAATTGAAAGATATGAAAAAGGGAGAAGCCCTTTATTGGGCAGAGAACTCCCAAACAAAACTAAAGAAAAAATAAGCAAAACCCTAAAAGGAAAATATATAAAAGAAAAAAGTCATATGTATGGAAAAAAGGGGGAAGCTCATCAAAGATGGGGAGTAAAGCACACTGAAGAAATAAAAAGAATAATAGGAGAAAAAAGCAGGGGAAGAAAACAATCAAAAGAAACAATAGAAAAACGCATGAAACATTTAAGGGGTAAAAAGAGGCCGCCTTTTTCTCAAGAATGGAAAGATAATATATCAAAGGCTACTAAAAAATTATGGGCAAACCCAGAATTTATAAAAAAAGTAACTCAAAAAAGATCAGAAAACGCAAAAAGATTATGTAAAAATGAAGAATGGTTAAAGAAAACTCTATTTTCACCGCAGCGGCTTCCAACAAAACCAGAGAAGCTATTTAATGAAATGACCCCAGATATTATTAATTATGTTGGCAATAGAAAATTTTGGATAATGCTGCCAACTGGAAAGCGTAAAAATCCTGATTTTAAAATTGAGAATCAGAATAAAGTTATAGAAGTATTTGGAGATTATTGGCATAGGGGGGAAAATCCACAAGAATTAATTGATTTATATAAACAAGCGGGATTGGATTGTTTGGTTATCTGGGAACATGAAATCTATAAAAAACCAGACATTATTTTAAAGAAAGTAAATAATTTTTTAAGATTTAGACAGGACATGAGTCCTGTTTAGAAATATAAATAATATTAGGAGGTTAATATTATGGCTACAGCAGGAAAATCAGCAGTTTTAATGACGCT